AAAAAATGATGATGATGATGAGGACACTTGGTTGCAGTTCTTGTCATGTCACCTCATTGAATATCATTATGCTAAAACTTATGGGAAAGTTGATGAGGGTAGTTGGGGAGGATACTTACATGCTTTAGGAAAATTGAAGGCTATGACATGGATTCATAATAATGATAAAGATGAGTATGATACTAGAAGTATTGTGAACAGATTTATTTGTAATAATGTTGGTAAGTATGCTGACTGGGGATTTGCTACGGCAGAAGAATATGATCATGGTAATTATGAGTATGATCATATCTTTGTTTGCCTATCTCCACAATATTTTCCACACAGTCAATGGGATATCTTTAGTGTCTTTCTAGGAATCTATGAAGATTTTACAGGTAAAGACTGTAAGTTAGATGAGTTTTGGTATAAGAGAACTATTAATACGATGGCATATAGAAATGTATACGATACTTTAAAACCTGCATTAGAGGACATCAAAAGAAGTTTAGCTAAATAATAAAAAGTTTTTGTTTTGTGACATGAGCGTCGTTATTGAGCCGACCGTTGAGTGGTCGCCTGAGAACATGATTGAGGTTGTCCTAGGAGAACCTGACGATTTTTTAAAAGTGCGAGAAACTCTGACTAGAATCGGTGTTGCATCTCGTAAAGAAAAAAAATTATATCAGTCTTGTCATATCTTACATAAGCAAGGTAGATATTTCATTGTTCACTTTAAAGAATTGTTTGCTCTTGATGGCAAGAAAGCAAATCTTACTGTTAATGATGTTCAACGCCGTAATAGAATTACACAACTCCTTGCTGATTGGGGATTAATTTCTGTAGTTGTGGCTGAAATGATTCAGGATATTGCTCCTTTGAATCAGATTAAAGTTTTATCCTACAAAGATAAAGGGAATTGGGCTTTAGAGACTAAGTATAACATTGGTCGTAAGGTTAAAGTTGAAGGCGAAGAAGGTTAATAAATAGATCGTCGCTCTTTCGTGCGCGACTCTCTACGACGGATTCGCTACCAAAGTAGATAGGGGGCTTGACGCCCCTTTTTTAATGGTGTATAATATGGAGGTCAGGGAGGGAGACCACCTTGACTGCGGTACTCCCCTTAGTAGGTTCAGGAGTAGCGGCGATAGGAACCTACTAAATATAATGTCTCAGCAGTTTTTGCTATCGAGACACCTAACGGTACAACCGTAGATTTTTATCTAAAGAATTAATGACTAACACAGAACAGACCAGAAAAGGTTTTGGCGATATCCTGGATCTCGAAAATCCACAGTTAAAGAACCTACCCAAGCCTAAGCAAAAAAACGCAACATTCATCAAGTTTTCTTTCCTTGATCTCGATACCGTCGATGAAGAGGATGAGTATTATTGGAACCTTGCTGTCCGGGATGATCAGAACAATACCTCTCGGATTGAAGCAATGCAAGTTTCATATATTAACTATGGATGGCTTTATAACGATTTCCCCCCTTGTATTGGTACTGACAATCGTCCTAGAGACGGTAGGACTCGTATCCTTGCAGCAAAGCGTGCTGGAGAGAGGTGGATTATTGTTGCTATCTTCTCATACGATGACGACGGTAGTCCAATCACTAGCTACATTTCCAATTCTCTTGCCTGTCAGCAGCGTCCTGCATCCACTGGTGTATGCATTAACGATTTTATTATGGCAGGGATTGCTTGTGTTAATGCTGGAGAATGCTTGCCAGAGAGATCTGCAGTAGAAGACCTCGTTTACAATGAACTGCAAGCTGAGAGCTTCTTCTCTCCTCGTGGAGGTGCCATAACCAAGATTGTCAACAAAATCCTTGATGATGTCTTGGAAGAAGGTACATCTGGTGGAATCACTGTTGTTAGGAGTCGTGAAGATTGGCAAACTTGGTTGGCAAAAGCCGGTTATGTAAAGGGAGATTATATTCTCCTATCGGTTGACAATCCAACTTATGCTATGAGGGCATGGTGTCAGCACTTGCTTCCACACTTTTCTAAGAACAAGTCCACAGCAACCATCATCCTTTACACCAACGCTAAGACTGGTACTAAAGCTCGGAGGTATATTTCTGAATTTGCAGTAAACCTCCAGTATTACTACACATCTTCATTTGCTATGGTAAATAGGGCACAGTCTGCTGTAGAGATCAAAGTAGCTGATCCTGCACCATACACTATTGCTGGAGCGATCCCTCAGATCCATGACAATCACAACATTAATTCTTTTAAATTGGTAGATATCTCGGACTACTGATAACCGAATAAAAAATTACGGGGTTCGCTACCCCGTTTTTTAATGTCGTCTAATAAATATTGATGGATGCCTTCGGGGTCCACACAACATAAACTCGCTTTTAAAGGAGCTAAAAATGACCGACCTTACTAAGTATGGTGCGTCTAACATTGACCAATTTTTGGATCGTGTTCATCGCAACAGCATTGGTATGAACGAATACTTTGATCGTTTATACTCACTACATGAGACCACTACTAACTATCCTCCCTACAACCTAGTATCCATAAATTCTGTAGAGTCCAGGCTAGAGATCGCCCTGGCAGGGTTTAAAAAGGCAGAGTTGTTTGTCTACACACAGGATGGCAAACTCTTTGTAGAGGGTCAGAAAGAGGACAAGGAGACCGAGACTACCTATCAGCATAAGGGACTAGCACAGAGGTCCTTTACGAGGGTATGGACGCTCTCTGAGGATGTAGAAGTGAAGAGTGTAGAATTTGAGGATGGACTCCTTTCAATATGTCTAGCTAGGATAGTTCCAGAGCATCATCAACGCAAGGATTGGTTCTAAATATCGGGGGGGTTGTTCACCCCCCATTTTTGTGGTATAATACCAAGAGGTAAAAAGCATACTATGTCTGTTAGAGTAGCCATTATCGGTAATGATCAAATCATTGCTGACATCAAAGAGTTGATTGATCCTGAAGACAAGGCTCGTCAATATATGTTCAACAATCCATATCGTGTTATCATGCAACCCACCATGTTGCTGAGTGAAGATGCAGGAGAGACCGCAGAAAATACATCCCAAGTATCTCTTGCTACTTGGCAACCACTCACGCAAGAGACAACCTTTATTGTCAACCCAAACTCGGTTCAAACTATCTTTGAACCAGTTGCTGATCTCAAGTCAATGTACCTGGAGCTAATCGATAATGTCACAAATTAAAGTCATTGTATTTAAAGAAGACTACAAGTGTATTATCGCTGGAATTGAGGAAGTTGGTGCTGACATTGGTGAGCCTGACTGTGAATTAGAAAACCCTTATGAGTTTGTAATTCAAGATGACGATTTTGATGGAGACTACAAGGATCGTTTGACACCTTGGAAAGTGCTGAATATTTCCTCCGATAAGAAGTGTAGAATTCAAAGCGATACTATTCTAACTCTAGTTAACCCAGAGACATTTATTCTCGAAGCATACACCGAACTTACCAGTGAATGAAATTTTACACTAATGTACAAATGATCGGGGACCAGTTCCTCGTTCGTGCTTATGATAATGGTGAGTACATTCAGTTTCGTGAAAAATACAAACCCACATTATTTGTTCCTGCCAAAAAGAAAACATACCATAAAACTCTCGATGGTGATTATGTCGAACCAATTAAACCTGGTTTCGTCTCTGACTGTAGGGAGTTTTTAAAAAGCTATGGTGAGATAGACAACTTTAAGGTCTATGGTAATGAAAGGTATATCTATCAGTATATTTCTGATAAGTATCCTCAAGATGAAATTAAATTTGACGCTAGTAAGATTCGTCTTATTACTGTTGACATTGAAACTCGTGCTGAAAATGGATTTCCTGATGTTGAAGCAGCAGACCAAGAGATTCTGCTGATTACAATCCAGGATTATAATACAAAGGAGATCACAACTTGGGGGCAAGGTCCATTTAAGATCAAGCAAGATAATGTTCGCTATATTCAATTCAATAACGAGCGAGATCTTCTAAGTTCTTTCATCAACTGGTGGATGGAAAATACACCTGATGTTGTTACCGGTTGGAATATTCAGCTTTTCGATATTCCATTTATTGCAAAGCGTATTGATCGTGTTCTTGGAGAGAAGATTGCTAAAAGGTTATCTCCTTGGGGATTAGTATCGCAAAAAGAAGTTTATATTAAGGGTCGTAGACAAGTCTTCTATGATATTGGTGGTATTACTCAGTTAGATTATCTTGATCTGTATAAGAAATTTACTTATACTAATCAGGAATCATATCGTCTTGATCATATTGCTAATGTAGAACTCGGTCAGAAAAAACTTGACCACTCTGAGTATGATACCTTTAAAGATTTCTATACACATGGTTGGCAGAAATTTGTAGAATACAACATTATCGATGTCGAGCTCGTAGACCGTCTTGAGGACAAGATGAAGTTGATCGAGCTAGCATTAACTATGGCATATGATGCCAAGGTAAATTATAATGATGTCTTCTATCAGGTAAGGATGTGGGATACTATAATCTACAACTACCTGAAGAAAAAAGGTATTGTTATTCCTCCCAAAGAAAAAACTGATAAGGATGAGAAGTATGCAGGTGCATATGTTAAGGAACCGATTCCGGGAGTTTATGATTGGGTTGTGTCTTTTGACCTTAACTCTCTTTACCCTCACCTTATTATGCAGTACAACATCTCTCCAGAGACCCTCCTCGACGAGAAACATCCAACAGCAACTGTTGATAAGATTCTTAATGAGGAAATAAACTTTGAGTTGTATAAGGACAATGCCGTCTGTGCAAACGGTGCTATGTTCCGTAAAAATAAGAAGGGATTTTTGCCAGAGTTGATGGAGAAGATGTATGGTGAGCGGGTCATCTTTAAAAAGCGTATGCTCAAAGCCAAGCAGGAGTATGAGAAGACGCCTACTGAAGCACTTAAAAAGGAAATCGCTAGATGTAACAACATTCAAATGGCGAAGAAGATTTCTCTTAACTCTGCTTATGGTGCTATTGGTAATCAATATTTCAGGTACTTCAAATTAGCGAACGCAGAAGCTATTACTCTGTCTGGTCAGGTCTCTATTCGCTGGATTGAGACCAAGATGAATCAGTATCTAAATAAACTTTTGTCTACAGATGGTGAAGACTATGTTATCGCATCTGACACCGACTCAATTTATCTTAATCTCGGACCTCTTGTTACTAAATTTCTTGGTAATAAGTCTGGTGATAAAGCAGCAGTTGTGGCGTTACTTGACAAGATCTGTCAAGACAAGCTGGAGCCATACATCGATAAGTCGTATGAAAATCTGGCGAATTATGTCTCAGCATACGAACAAAAAATGCAAATGAAGCGGGAGAATATCGCTGATCGCGGTATCTGGACTGCTAAGAAGAGATATATTCTAAATGTATGGAACAGTGAGGGCGTTCAGTACTCTGAACCAAAATTAAAAGTGATGGGTATCGAGGCTGTCAAGTCATCGACACCTGCACCCTGCCGTCAAATGCTTAAAGATTCTTTTAAGATTATGATGTCAGGATCAGAAGATAATATGATAGACTACATAGATGACTGCCGTAAGAAATTCAAGCAACTAACTCCAGAGGACATTTCTTTCCCAAGATCTGTCAGTGATGTTGCAAAATATAAATCCTCTTCGGACATTTATTCTAAGGGAACACCAATCCACTGTCGTGGAGCTCTTCTATACAATCATTATATTAAGAAAGCGAATCTCACTAACAAGTATTCGCTCATTCAAAATGGTGAAAAGATTAAATTCTGCTATTTGAAGAAACCGAATATCATTCATGAGAATGTTATTTCATTCATTCAAGATTTTCCCAAGGAATTAAATATTACTAGATATGTTGACTACGATCTTCAATTTAGCAAGGCATTCTTAGAACCTTTGAGGACAATTCTAGATGCTATTGGGTGGTCTGTAGAAAAAACTGCAACTTTAGAGGACTTCTTCTCATGAACGATCAAGAAAAGTGGAATAGAGGACTTGATCTTTTTATTGAGTCCGTTCATAAGCCAGATCAAGAACTTAGATCCTGTGCTCATAACCAAAAATGCTTTAATGAATTGCTGTCAGTGCGTGAAAATGTGCTAGAATACTTGAAAACATTGAGATGGAGTTGAATGGATTTTCTTAAAGAGATTGTAAAAGAGATTGGAGATGACTATACTCAACTGGCAAAAGATATTGACGACACTGAAACTTATGTGGACACGGGTTCTTACATTTTTAATTCACTGGTCTCAGGTAGCATATTTGGTGGTTGTTCTGGGAATAAGATTACTGCCATTGCTGGGGAGTCTAGCACTGGCAAAACTTTCTTTAGCCTCGCCGTCGTTCAAAATTTCCTTAACGCTAATCCTGACGGTTATTGTCTCTACTTTGACACTGAGGCAGCAATTAATAAGTCTCTTCTGGAGAGCCGTGGACTACCTCTTGATCGCTTGGTAGTTGTCAATGTTGTAACTATCGAAGAGTTTCGTAGTAAAGCATTGAAAGCAGTTGATTTGTATCTAAAGAAACCCGAAGGAGAGCGCAAACCATGTATGTTTGTATTAGATTCTCTTGGTATGCTCTCAACTGAGAAAGAGATCCGTGATGCTCTTGACGAGAAGCAGGTTCGTGATATGACAAAATCACAACTGGTCAAAGGTGCCTTCAGGATGTTGACATTGAAGTTGGGACAGGCTAAAATACCTATGATCGTTACCAATCACACTTACGATGTCATCGGCGCATATGTACCTACAAAAGAAATGGGAGGAGGTAGTGGGCTCAAGTACGCTGCATCCACCATCATTTATTTGTCCAAGAAAAAAGAAAAAGACGGCACCGATGTCGTTGGAAACCTTATCAAGGCAAAGACTGCTAAGTCTCGTCTGAGTAAGGAGAACAAGGATGTCACTATTCGTTTATACTATGATGAGCGTGGACTTGATCGTCATTATGGATTGCTTGAATTAGGAGAACTTGGGGGTCTCTGGAAGAATGTTGCGGGTCGTTATGAGATTGATGGTAAGAAAGTCTATGCCAAGCAAGTCTACAAGGAACCTGAAAAGTATTTTACTGAAGAAGTAATGCAACAACTTGACGAGATTGCTCGCAAAGAATTTAGCTATGGCGAATGATGAGTGACCGCATTGAATTGACTATTCTGAGGAACCTCATCCATGATGAAGAGTTTCTCAGAAAGGTTCTTCCTTTTATAGAACCTGATTATTATGATGATCGTGCTGAAAAAATTATTTTTGAGGAGATAAGTTCTTTTGTAAATGAGTATGATAAGATTCTCACTCCAGAGATTCTTAGTATTGAGGTTCAGAATCGTGATGATCTTTCTGAACAGGAATGCAGAGATACCTTAAATTTGGTTGAGGTTCTAACTCAAAGCGATACTCATACTCAGTGGTTACTTGATGCTACTGAGAAGTGGTGTCGCGACCGTGCAATCTATTTGGCTCTGATGGAGTCCATTCAAATTGCTGACGGGCAAGATTCTAAAAAGACTAGAGATGCTATTCCCAGTATCTTGTCGGATGCTCTTGCAGTCTCTTTTGATAATCATATCGGACATGATTATCTTGCGGACTATGAAGAACGCTACGAATCATACCATCGTAAAGAAAATAAGATTCCATTTGATCTCGAATACTTTAATAAAATCACAAAAGGTGGTCTACCTAATAAAACACTTACTATTGGTTTAGCTGGTACTGGTGTTGGTAAGTCTCTCTTTATGTGTCATGTTGCAAGTTCTGTACTTCTTCAGGGAAAGAATGTCCTTTACATAACTATGGAGATGTCCGAGGAAAAGATTGCTGAGAGAATCGACGCCAATCTTCTTGATGTTAACATTAGAGATTTGAGTGAGTTGCCTCGTCATCTTTTCGAGACAAAAGTATCTAAGGTTGCTGCAAAAACTCAGGGAACTCTTATAATTAAAGAATATCCAACAGCAAGTGCCCATAGTGGCCATTTTAAATCTCTTCTCAACGATCTGGCACTTAAGAAATCTTTTCGCCCTGATATTATTTTCATTGACTACCTTAATATTTGTGCTTCCGCTAGGTATCGCGGAGCAGTCGGTGTCAATTCTTATAGTTATATCAAGGCTATTGCTGAAGAACTTAGAGGATTGGCTGTCGAAGCCCAGGTCCCTATCGTATCTGCCACCCAGACCACTCGTTCTGGTTATAGTAGCAGTGATGTTGACATTACTGACACTAGCGAGTCCTTTGGTCTCCCTGCTACTGCTGATCTTATGTTTGCCCTTATTTCATCTGAAGATCTTGAAGGACTCGGGCAGATCATGGTGAAGCAATTGAAGAATAGATACGGTGATCCAACAATGAATAAGAGGTTTGTGGTAGGAATAGATCGCGCTAAGATGAGGTTATATGATTGTGAACAATCGGATGGTGGATCTCTACTTGGTTCTGGAGATGAAAACAATGTAGCTGATTCTTTTACAAAAGAGAATAAGTTTGAGGGATTTAAATTTGATTAACTCATCAACAAAAATTTGGAAAGAAATCTCAGAGGTAAATAACCTTGAGTTTGAATATCATTTACTGCCTGGTAATGTTCCAATCCTTATTGCAAATAATGTTTTTCTTTATCCAGACAAAGTGCAAGAGTTTTTAGAAAGTCTTGACTACTGGGAGACTAAAGACTTTGATGATAGTGATATTGTTCGTCCTGGAATGACACACCAATTCACTCCAAATCTTTTCTCTATGCTTGGACATCAACTTACTCAAAAATTTAAGAAAATTTTTGGTGTTAATGACATGTCAATAATTGATATGTACACTCAAGCTACGAGCGGTACAATGGGATTAGATGTTACTGGGGGACTTTGTTGTTATCCTCATATGGATTCAGATCCATTTGATAGTATTGAGACTGAGAGACCATGCATTGTTGCAAACATCAATCTCTCAAAAAGTTCTGACCCTGTAACTACTGGATTTTGGTCTTGGAGGGGTAAGAACAATGTCTTAGACTTTAATAGGGAGGATAAAAATACCTTAATCAACTTCTATGATCGTCATGAGGAACAGTCAATAGATAAATGGTTTCAAGTTCATGACTATGAGGATTTTAAATTTGAAAGTTCTGCTACTATGATGTATAATAGCCTTGTGGTCTATCCCACAGGGTGTATTCATAATCCTTACATCAAACCTAACTGGTTTTCTGATAAGGAAAGAATAGTATTATCTGCTTTTTATTCTATTCAACCAGAAAATTTAGACTTTGAAGAAAAAAATGCTGATATTGTTTCTTATACCTGGGAGCATTTCCGACTAGATACATTATTCAATTATCACCCACAATTCACTTCTCCACAATCATAATTATGCCTACTTATTCTAATGCAATCGCTGATGGGACACCCGATCCACAGCGTCCTACTGCTACTCCTCCTCGCCGTCCTCGTGCCAAGGAGTTTTGGGAGGTAGAACCTGGTGATCCTGGTACTGAGGGTTGGTCTGATAATCCAGAAGATCCTAAGGGTGCTCAACTTGGTAACCCAGCTATTGAAAATCCACCCACTCCTGTTCCTCCTACTCCTCCTGCTCCCCCTGAACCTACCATTCCGGTAGTCTTGACTTCTTCTCAAACCCCTCCCAAGGATGGTTACCTTGAGTTTGTCGATCAAGTAACCAGTGCTCCCTCTAAAGATCCCTCACAATTTATTGCTAGAATTGCTGCTCTTCAAGCAGGTGGTTGTGAGATTCAGCGTCTTCTAACTGCTGCTGTAGGTATCTCTGCTGAAGGTGGTGAGTTCATGGAGATTGTTAAGAAGATCATTTTCCAAGGAAAGCCTTGGGAAGAAGATAACATTGAGCATCTAAAGATTGAATTGGGCGATGTTATGTGGTATGTTGCTCAGGCATGCATGGCACTTGATATTTCTCTTGAAGAAGTTCTTGATCGTAATATTGATAAATTGTCAAAGCGTTATCCCACGGGAACCTTTGATGCTTACTATTCAGAAAATCGTAAATCTGGCGACAGATAATGTTCAGTCTCTGGATCCACCTACGAGCATTCTTTTCTGTTGTAGTGGTGAGTTGTGCTCACCCTGTCAACTGGGAGCATTGTGTTCGTGTGGACCAGTGGCTTTTGCCAGAAGTTAAGGAAGGGTATAGACTGTGGACAGGTGAGATAACACCGTATCAGTCTGAAAATGACTATCTAAATAACAGGGAGTAGTACTCCCTTTTTTTAATGGCCGAACCGTCTGAAGGATTTTTTGCTGGTTGTGCATTATGCAGCAATCTAGAAATGGATGCTGCTGTCAAAGATGAGACAAGCCTTCAAAACTTTTACAACACCATGTATCAGAGGTATACGGGTCCCTCTGTTATTGGTGCTGGTAGTGTAAAAAAAGATTTTGAGAAAGCAGTAACCTTAACTCCATCAACAAAAAAAGATAAGTTTTATTCTGATCTTGTTGTAGGTATCTCTGCAGTAAAAGCAGTCAGATCTTTTCTTGCTACAAATTCTGCAATGAAGGGTATATCAGGGAATGCAACTCCTAATGCGGTATACTTAACAGGTACACAATGGCCTAAAGAAGTTCAGCAATTTAAGTTTGCTGCTTTTGGTATGGCAGACTTTAACTCTTCTGATTTGATTCTTCAGTATGGATCTAATTATGTTGGGGTATCTTTAAAGAAAAAACCAAAAGGAACTGCACCGGACCCGACTCTAATCAATAAAGCATTTGATACTGTATTGAATGGACCTCAATTTGCTCCCATAAAAGCACAGTTGCAGCAAGCTAGACAGAATTTTTTTGCTGGAGTAATTAGGGACGCATTAACTAGTGGTCCTTTAGTTGGACTTGCTCAACTTCCTGATGGATCTAATCCTAGAAATGCTCCACCGGAAAAACTTTGGAGCACTAGGATTGGCATCTATAAAAATGGTAAGATTCAAACAGTTCCTTTAATTAATCTAAAAGATGTATCTGCTATTGGTGATCCAGCTCTTTTGAATACTAAAGAGGTTGATCGCAAAACAACTAATGCGATGCGTGATTATGTAAACATGAGGCTTGGTAAAGTCGGCAACCAACCCAATACTTTATATAAACAGTTTCTATCTATCATCAAAACGAATCAGCAATTGTTTGCTGATACCTTAATCAATCTTATCCTTAAGAAACAATTAATGGATGAGATGAGTGAGTATACTAGAAATAACTTTGAATTTATCTTGACCACTGGGGTAGGACAGGTTACAATATCTAAGTCTACCGGCATGAATATTCAGGAAGGTAGTGGTAATTGTATTGGTATTGATAGCGTTGCACTTGCTCTTGCTTATCTTAAAAGACAACCTAAGACCATTGATATAGATACTGCAAAAACAGAGTCATCAAATGCGGCTAAGTTATTTTTCAAAGTTAGAGCAGGTACACTAGATCTCTTAGAACTTGAGTTAAGATATAAGGGTGACTTTAAATCTCAACCTCAGTTCCAAGCATTTCTTTCCCCCCAGTTTAAATCATTACTTAAAGGTGATTTTGGAAACGCACGAAACATTATTTTTGGTTAAATGTACACTGATTTATTTCCAACTCGATTATACAAATACAATTTACAGGCACCTGATCTAAGACAAAGTATGCTGGATAGGTATGCATCTTGGAAAGATCATTCAATGAATGGAACTCCCGAAGGATGGAGTTGTGATGTTAGAACAGAATTTCAAGGAGCTTTCCCTCAAGAGATTAAGAAGCGTTATGATGATGTTCTAAGAGAATGGAGAGATGAATTTGGATTATTTGATCGTCCATATATTGATGAGATTTGGATGAACGCCTATGAGCAATCTCAATTTCAAGAATCTCATTCTCATCTACCTGGATTTTTTTCTGGAATTCATTATCTAGTATATGATCCTGAAGAGCATGAAGCTACTACATTTCAAAACCCACAGGACTCTATACATTCTTTTATGTTTGATGACGAGTTCCTGGATGGAGATATTAATAAGCACCTATGTGAGAATCATACCCCTAAGGTTGAGGAGGGTGATATTATTTTATTCCCATCTCATTTGAAACATTTTGTTAAAAAGAATGACAGCAAAAATCTTCGTATAACTATATCCTTTAACATAAATAGAATTGCGGAGTCTACTCGACGGGTTTTTTCGTAGTAATGAAGAATTTTTTCCAATTCTTAAATGAGGCGCAGACAAACGCTGCAAAGCAAGCGAAGAAGCTTGGTTTAAAGGGTGATGGTCATGGGTCATGGGTAGATCCAACTGGAAAAATTGTTGGTAGAACCATAGAAGGTGAGTTAGTTTTTTCTAGTGGTAGAAAACCATCACAAGAAACTGATCCAACAAAACCTGGACGGGCAGCAAGAGCTTTACCCCCAGAAAATCCTCCTCCTTCAGCACAACAAAGTGGTGGAGTTGGTGAACCAGAAGAGCAGGAAGAGGTAGAAAAGACTCGCGGCGCTGTTACTATTGGGTTTGGTAGATTTAATCCTCCTACAGCAGGTCACGAAAAATTACTTGATACTATTAAAGATACTGCGGAGGGTGGGTCTTATATGATATATCCATCCCACTCAGTAGATCCACAGAAAAATCCTCTTGATTCTGAGACTAAAGTTCTCTTTATGAAGAAGATGTTTCCTACACATGCGAATGCGATCATATATGATCCTAGCATTCGTACCATACTAGACGCACTGAAGCAAGCCGATGTCGAAGGATATAGTAGCGTCAACATCGTGGTTGGTGCTGACAGACAAAAAGAGTTTGAGGGGCTCGCGAACAAATACAACGGGCAACTCTATAATTTTGATGCGATTAATGTCATCTCTGCAGGAGAACGGGATCCCGATGCTGAAGGGGTTGAGGGTATGTCTGCTTCCAAATTACGAGCCTTAGCTGCTGATGGTGACTTTGAGTCTTTCAAGAAAGGACTACCCAAGTCTGCTAAAGGAATGGTTGCAAGAGAACTATTCAATACAGTACAGAGATCTATGGGTGCTGCAGCTGTAACAGAGGGCGTAGAGTTGTGGCAAATTGCTCCTAAGTTTGATGAAAAAACTTTGAGAGAGCATTATATTATTGGCAATATGTTTGATCTGGGATCTCTTGTAGAATCTTTAAATACCGGACTTGTTGGTAGGATTATTAGACGCGGTGCAAATCATGTTATCGCAGTTACATCTGAGGGTATTATGTTCAAATCTTGGATTAGAGATTTGACTGAATATGTTTCTAGAATTCCTTCTGGAGTTCCTGCAAATAAGAGAGAAGTTGGAACAGATACTTATAGAGAATATGTTCAGAAACTTACTCCATTAGAAAAGGTTAAGTCCTTTATAAATAAAAGATAGGAGACTGCTGAGCTTTCAGGATCGATGAAAAATTTTATTGAAGATACAGCCGATCAGATCATGCTTAATAGCATGGCAAATGTTTTTATGGAAAAACTTGATCCCGTAGGTCAGGAAGATGATGATATTGATAATGATGGCAAGAAAAATACTAAGTCAGATTCTTATCTAAGAAACCGTCGTAAGTCTGTCGGTGCTGCTATTGCTGCTGATAAGGCAAAGATCGTAAAGAAAGAGCAGGTTGAATTATCTCTCCGTGAGAGAGTAGCGGAATTGACCGAAAAAAAGCTTTATAAGTCTGAGAAAGCTACGACCTCAGATGAAAAAGAAGTAGAAATTTCAGAGAAGTCTGTAAAAAATAAAGTAACTATTAATCCTGACATTCAAGAAGGTAAGAAAGGTCTCTGGGATAATATCCATGCCAAGCGCAAGCGTGGCGAAAAACCTGCTAAGAAGGGTGATAAGGATTATCCTAAAACATTAAATATTGAGCAGACTGAAGATTCTCTGAGAGACCGTCGCATGGAGCGCGGTGGGGTTGATGGCAACAACCGTTACAATAAGGCATCAGGTAAACCTAATACCTTTGGTAAGAAGAAGAGTTCTTCTGATGGACCTTCTGCCTTGGATGTTGTGAAAGCAAAGATCCGTGCTAAGTACGGTGATAAAGCAATCGTGGATACTAAGAAGAAAAAAGAAAAAGATTAAGCCTATATAAGAGAAGTTCACTTCTCAAATAATGCTTTCTTTTTTACTTCCACTAGCATCCAAAATTATTTCTGATGCTGTTAATAAAATTCCAGATAATGAAGAACTCGGTGAGAAGATGGTTGAGATCTGTCTTGTTATTCTTGCTAAAGCGGTTAAGCTAACCAAGACTGATATGGATGATCAACTTCTTGAAGTTGTCACCAAGGCTATCAAAACCCGCGAGGATGCGTAGGTTATAAATAATTGTATGAAAACTGTAGTTCGGGTGTAAGAACATGGCTCTCTGGGGTCTTAACGACAATATTCAAACCTTTGGTACTGTTGCAGTTAGTGGTAATACTGTAACTGGCACGGGGACCACTTTTACAACCGATGTTGAAGTTGGTCAAGTAATTCGGGTTGGAACCCGTGGTGGTGCGGGCACATATTATGGTGACGCTGTTATCAGTGGTATCACCAGTGACCGAATTCTTACCATCGATTCTACCGCTGGACTTAGTACAGTTAGCATTGCCGCTACTGCTTATGGTATCAGTGAATTACCAATGTATACTGTTAAGGACAGTGTATATCAAGAAGAAAGATCTGAAGCAGATTCTTTAGTCTATGGTATTTCTACAGATACTTCTGGTTCATATGCTGTTGCTCATCATGGATGGGTTGGTGTTACCACTTATATTGATATGCACGGTAATCTGAGAGTCAAGAGCGAAGTTCTTGTTGCTCAGTCTGGTATTCAAACTGGTGCTAACGGAATTGCTTATCCTACAGATGAATAATTGAGTGAATGAAATTCCATGAATTGAACGATAGCAACTATCTCCTTTTTGCAATTAAGAATTATGATAATCCTCAAGCAGTCACTGAGGATGATTTCTATGATGATCTTAAAAGAATTAAGTACATAAAAAGACTATTGAAAAGGTATAAGAATAGTGGTGAGCTCAGAACTCACCTCATTCTAAACCACTTCATAGTCCTTTTTAATGTTTTTGGTGATGCTGGAGTTCCCCTCTTATATTTTAAATTAGATAAAGAACTTTGGTCGTGTACCAAAAGTTTTTTGACATACCTTGGTAGAGTTCCTGAGTTTCCTCGCACGGAACTAAATAGTATTATTGATGATGATTACTGTCTAGAACAGCTAAGAGCAGTCTAATGGATCGCCGCTTAAAAAAAATCATTAATATAGTAGAAGAAATGATGGCTGCAAATGCAGTCGGAAAATCTGGTGGATTTTCTGATACTTCCGATCCTAAAGGTCCGGTTGCTGGAAAGCATGTTTACTTGGGCAGAGGCTCAAGAAAGAGGTGGATGAAAGATCGCGCTAAGAAAAATGGAAATGGATAACCAAATTAACGCTGCAATCCTAGAAAGATTAGAAAAAGTAGTTGACTCACTTCAGGATAATTCTATCCAGATGGGTAAACTTCTTGCTGTCCATAATGAGAAATTAGATACACAAGATAGAGTTGACGCAATTCTGTTTGAAAAGTTGGACAGATTGTCTGCAGATCTTAATAGAGAGACTGCTGCAATTAAGAAAGGATGTGAAAGGGACATCCGTCTTATTGATGAGAGACTTAGAGTCTTAGAAAAGAAGATGTGGAGTATTGCAGGAGCTCTTGCTGTCATCAGTGTCTTGATATCGCCAATTGGAAGTAGAGTTGTTGGAAATATGTTGACGGATGGAGAACCACCTGCTAGAATGGCACCAGGCAACTAGTCTGATGAATGGACCTAATTGATTCTAAGTATATTGGTCTAGTATCAGCGAGACTTGGTAAGTTCAAGAGGGTAAAGTCAGACCTCTATAACTTTCGTTGCCCTATCTGTGGAGATTCTCAACGCTATAAGAATAAAGCGCGTGGGTATATCTATTCAGTAAAGAACAACACTAATTTTAAGTGCCACAATTGTGGTGCTTCGATGTCGTTTAATAACTTTTTGAAGAAGATCGATACGACTCTTCAAAAGAAGTATGCCATAGAAAAATTCAAAGAAGGATTTACTGGAAAAACTTTTACCACTGAGGAACCTACATTCGTTTTTGAAAAACCTACATTCCAATCCAGCATCACTCTTCCTCTTTGTAGTGAGGTAGAAGTTGGTAGAACCTATTTACAAAAGCGTGGAATTGACCCCACCAAATTTTACTTTGCGGAAAAGTTTAAGTCCTTTGCTAATTCATATAAGCAAGTTTTTACAAGCACTGCTAATGAAGAGTCTCGCATTATAATTCCTTTGTTTTATAATCGTAACTTAATTGGGTTTCAGGGCAGAGCTCTAGGTTCTAGTAAGGTTAAATATATCACTGTAATGCTCGATGACAATGCACCCAAAATTTATGGAATTGACACAATCGATAAAGACCTACCAGTCTATGTGGTCGAAGGACCCTTTGACAGCACTTTCCTCAACAATAGTGTGGCTTTATGTGGCGCTGACGGTAACCTTAGTTGTCTTGAGGGAAGCGATTGCGTTTATACTTTTGATAACGAGCCCCGTAATGGCGAGATTGTTGGACGCATCGGAAGAGCTATATCTAGAGGCGAGAAAGTCGTCATCTGGCCAAGCAGAATTAAAGAGAAAGACTTGAATGATATGTCATTGAGTGGCATTAATGTAAAGGATGTGGTAGAATCACATACATACTCAGGTCTAGAAGCACAAGTTAAATTTACAGAGTGGAAGAAGGTATGACCAACGGAACTAAGGTTCGTAAGAGATCAGGAGCGTTAGAGGTTCTTGATCTAAACAAGATGCATAAGATGGTAGAAGAGGCATGTAAGGATCTTGCCAGTGTTTCTGCGTCTCAGATTGAAATCAATTCTGGTATTCAATTCTATGACGGCATAACAACAGCAGAGATTCAGGAGATCCTAATTCGCTCTGCTTCCGATCTTATTGATCTAGACAACCCCAACTATCAATTCGTCGCAGCTAGACTGCTTCTGTTCGCTCTGAGGAAGCAATTGTGGGGTCGTATGCATGAGCATCCTTCCCTGGGTGATCATGCCCAGCAATGTGTCCGTAGAGGAATCTACGACAAATATTTCTTCATTCACTATAGTGATGAGGAGATTGAAAAGATGGACTCCTTCATCGACCATGAACGGGACATGTTATTTACATATGCTGGACTTAGGCAGGTTGTGGATAAATACCTAGTGCAAGATCGTAGTGCTGGGGAAGTTTATGAAACTCCTCAATTCATGTACATGATGATTGCTGCAACTGTGTTTGCTGAATACCCCAAGGATGTACGGTTAGATTATGTCAGAAGATACTACGAAGCAATCAGCAAGCACAAGATCAACATCCCAACACCAATCATGGGAGGAGTGCGGACACCCCTGCGTCAATTTGCATCTTGTGTTCTCGTTGATGTTGATGACACCCTCGATAGCATCTTTAGCAGCGATATGGCTATTGGTAAATATGTCGCACAAAGGGCTGGTATCGGTATTAACGCAGGCAGAATTCGTGGCATCAATTCTAAGATTAGAGACGGCGAGGTACAACACACAGGTGTTGTCCCCTTCCTTAAAAAGTTTGAATCAACTGTCAGATGCTGTACACAAAACGGTATCAGAGGTGGTTCTGCTACAGTTCACTTTCCTATCTGGCATAAAGAAATCCAAGACATAATTGTCTTGAAAAATAATAAAGGCACTGAAGATAATCGTGTTCGTAAACTGGATTATAGTATTCAGATTAGTAAACTTTTCTACGAGAGATTCATCTCTAATGGACAAATCACACTCTTCAGCCCTCATGATGTTCCGGGTCTGTATGATGCTTTTGGTACTGATTCATTTGACGCTCGCTATGTGGACTATGAATCAGATAGAACTATTCCGAGACAAACTATATCGGCTCAAGAGCTATTCTTAAGTCTTCTCAAGGAGAGAGCAGAGACGGGTCGTATTTACATTATGAATATCGATCACTGCAACTCTCACTCATCCTTCAAAGACAAGGTAGAGATGAGTAATTTATGTCAGGAAATTACTCTCCCAACCAAACCTCTTCAGCACATTGATGATCCTAATGGAGAGATTGCTCTTTGTATTCTTTCTGCTATTAACATTGGCAAGCTTCGTAACTTAGATGAATTGGAAGAACTGTGTGATCTTTCTGTTCGTGGATTGGATGCACTGATTGATTTCCAAGGTTATCCTGTTAAGGCTGCTGAAATTGGTACTAAGAATCGTCGTTCTTTGGGTGTTGGATTTATTGGTCTCGCACATTATCTTGCACGGAATAAGGTAGGGTATGATAGTCCTGAAGCATGGAGTCTTGTCCACGACCTTACAGAAGCTTTCCAATACTATCTACTGAAATCATCTAACCAGTTGGCTAAAGAACTAGAACCTTGTGGATATTTTGATAGGACTAAGTATTCTTCTGGTATTCTTCCAATTGATACATATAAGACAGAAGTAGATGGTATTGTACCTCATAACCTGAAGTATGATTGGGAAAGTCTTAGAGAATCTATCGTATCCTACGGACTTAGGAACTCAACACTGTCCGCACAGATGCCTTCGGAGAGTAGTTCCGTTGTGTCAAACGCAACCAATGGAATCGAGCCTCCTCGTGGATACCTGTCCGTTAAGAAGTCCAAGAAAGGACCTCTTAAGCAGATTGTCCCCCAGTACAATACTCACAAATCCCATTATACCCTTCTCTGGGATATGGAATCTAATGAGGGGTATATTAAGATTGTCGCCGTGATGCAGAAATTCTTTGATCAGGCAATTTCTGGTAACTGGAGCTACAATCCAGAGAACTATAAGGACAACGAGGTCCCCGTTTCTGTGATGGCAAATGATCTCCTGACTACATATAAGTACGGTTGGAAGACTAGCTATTATCAGAACACTTACGACAACAAGAATGATGATGTAGAAGAAGAGAAACCAGATCTCAATACGCTATTAAACAGTCTAACTAAAGAAGAGGAGTGTGACGCCTGTGCAATTTAGAACTAACGCTGACACCATGCCTAAAACAAGTGTGCAAGGAATGACAGTTTTTAATACGAACGATCATGAAACCAAAAAACAACCAATGTTTTTTGGTTCTCCTCTTGGAATTCAGAGATATGATTCGTATAAGTATCCTGTATTTGATCGCCTGACTACTCAACAACTGGGATACTTTTGGAGACCTGAGGAGATTTCTTTACAAAAAGATCGTGGTGATTATCAACTACTTCGTCCAGAACAAAAGCATATCTATACTTCTAACTTAAAGTATCAGATCATGCTTGATTCTATTCAAGGTCGTGGTCCTGGTATGGCGTTCAGTCCTTACTGTTCTCTTCCTGAATTGGAAGCATGTATGAATGCTTGGCAGTTCATGGAGATGATTCATAGTAGATCTTACACATATATTATCAAGAATGTTTATAGTGATCCCTCAGAGATCTTTGATACTATCATTCATGATGAAAGGATTTTAGAACGGGCTAGGTCGATCACACAAGCATATGATGACTTCATCAATGCTGCTCAACAGTATGGTGGTACTAATGAATGGCAACATGCACAAGAAGGTGCTGGATCATTTAGAGAAAATCGTTATGAACTTAAAAGAAAACTTTTCCGTGCGGTAGCAAATGTCAATATTCTCGAAGGTATCAGGTTCTATGTCTCGTTCGCTTGCTCGTTTGCGTTTGGTGAACTCAAGCTTATGGAAGGATCCGCTAAAATTATCTCTCTCATCGCAAGAGACGAAAACCTCCATCTTGTCATTACTCAAAACATCCTCAACAACTGGGCGAAAGGTGATGACCCAGACATGCAACAAATTGCTAGGGAAGAAAGACCCTGGTTGATTAATACCTTTAAGGAAGCTGTTGGACAAGAGAAGCAATGGGCAGAGTATCTGTTCAAAGACGGATCTATGATTGGTCTGAATGAAAAACTTTTATCCCAGTATGTTGAGTGGGTAGCTAACCGTCGTATGAAAGCGATTGGTCTTGACCCTATCTATGACATTGCTGCTAAGAATAACCCACTGCCCTGGACCACTCATTGGACATCCTCTAAGGGTCTTCAGGTAGCACCTCAGGAGACAGAGGTTGAGTCTTATATCGTTGGTGGTATCAAGCAGGATGTGAAGAAGGATACCTTCGCCGGGTTCCAACTATAAATAAAGTATATCGTCGCCGCAGAGGGTCCTGGTCACAGTCAGGTAACCCTCTTTTTTTATGCTTATAAATAATTCTACTGGAATATGTTGAAGAGAAATGCTTTCCTCTGATCTTAACAAACTTGCGGCTTCTTATGCTCAGATTACTTCTGAGGCAATTGATCCAAAAGGCGCAGCTCGTATGGACGCTGCTAAAGGCAAGAAAAAAGAGACGCAAGACCAAATTGATAAGCGTCTAATGCTAGGTAAGTATTCTCCTGGTAGTAAGAAGAAGAAAACAGATAAGTGTACATCCGAGTCTTTCTATCTGAAGAGACTGCAGGCTATGAATCCTGTATTTGCCGAACAGTACCTTGCTATTGCAGAGATTCTAATCGAAGAAGGATATGAGAACTCTAGACTTATTGATAATATTGTAGAAGCATTTCCTCCTGAGGTGGTTGGGTATGAGTTTATCTCTGCTCTGAAGGCAGTAAACCCCCGCTTGCATGAGAACCTTCAGTCTACTGAGAAGAGGCAAGCGAAGGCGATTGTAATGCATTTTTCTGAAGGACCAGAACTTCGCAAGCTTGGTACAGCGATCAAAAATCTGTTTACCAGGAAAAATACTCCATCAAAAACAACAAAAACAATCCCTGCTAAAGACCGTCCTGCTGACATGCAGAAAGGTAAGGTCTACGGAGACGCATCACTTCCAACTATCCCTGCTTCTAAGCGTCCAAAAGACATGCAGAAAGGTGTTGTCTACGGTGATGCATCTTCACCAGCACCTAAAAATCCACCAGCATCTACACCTAAAGCAAAACCTACTGGTCCTATCACAAGTAGAGCAGCTATTGCTGCTGGTAGTAAGGAAGGTCAAGGTCCTAAGTCAGCGGCTTCTACTTACAGAGATCCTAAAGATACGAAAGGAACTTCTATCGGTAGGCATAGAACCTTAGCACAACATCGTGCTGCTGTTGCTGCTAATAAGAAGTCAATGTCTGAGGGCAATGTCTCTGAAAGTTTAAAGAAAGCTCGCAAGAATGTTGGTGCTTCCACCTGCTGGGATGGTTACAAGGCGAAGGGAACCAAGAAAAAGAATGGTAAGGAAGTTCCTAACTGTGTAAA